GGCGGCCTTTCGGCTCCTGGCTGTTCCCCGCTACGTCACCTCGCAGGGCGTACAGCCCGTTTTCTCACCCACCCCTTCCCGCCGGGTCAGCGGCTCCGGGGCTCTCCCCCGTTGGCAAAGATAGAATGCCTAATTATTCGGCAATCGTCAAGTCTATGCCTAATATTTTTTCAAAAAAAAATAGGCGACCGAAGCCGCCTTTGAAAAAAATTTAGCTTTGAGAGTAGCTATTGTTTTTCAGCTTTTTCCCAAAGAAGAAAAAGTTCCTGTGCCGGGTTTTTGCCAAGCGCAAGGCACATGGCACAGAAGTCTCCAAGCCTAAGCCGTAGAGGTTTTCCTCCAGTTGTTTTTACAGACCATAAGCAATTTATTTTACTTCGAGGATTTGCAATATCTGGAAAAGAGGCTTTTCCGAATTCCGTTTCCGACATTCCCGATTCTTTTCTGTATTGCAAGAGAAGATCGAGTGCTGCTTTTTCGATGTCAAAAATATGCTGCTCCTTCATAGGCACGCTCCTTTTTCCCGCTAGAATATCAGGAAAAAAGCCATGTGCCTATTTATTTGGCAATTTTCTTGACATGAAGAATAATTCGGCATAAACAAAAGGTCAAGAGGCACGTTCACCACGGCCAGAGTGTTCCGCAAAGCATCCCATCGGCGGGCGTGCCTCTTACCTGACAGCGGCCCGCTCCTCCGCGTAACTGGGAGCCGCGAGCGGCTTGCGAAGTAGCCGTATTGCCGAGGGCGAAAGGGAGACCGGCGTAAAATGGAACTCCCGTGAATGAAAGGGCCTTGGGAACTCAGTGAGGAGTGACCGCCTTTTCCCTCTCTCCTGTAATCTTCTCATGGGGGATTATAGGGGGAGGGCTTTTCAGAGCCTGAGAATCTAGTGAGGAGTTGGGAGAGAGAAGAGGCTTGGAGTTACTGCAATCCTGCCTTTCTGCCTTTATCTCTTCCAGACATTCCCGGAAGGGAACGTTTGAAGCCGGAGGTTTGCAGCCTTCGGGGAACATCAACCGGAAGAATGAAAAAACTGAAAAACGGCAATTTCACTTTTCACTTTCCGTTTTCAACTTTTTCATTTTCTGATTTCTGATTTCACTTTTTGACTATTTCCGTTTTGGAAATAACCACCTGATCATCTTCTCCGCACGGGAAAAATGATCTGCTCATTGACAATCAGCCTCAGCGAACCCGCACCGGACGCCGCCATGCTGGCACAGCCGCACACGCCGCCACGGTGAACAGGGGGAGAGTGTGGGGATAGAATCCCCTCGTGCTTGGACGCCGTTTGGAGCAGGGCACGAAACAATGCCCATCGGGGGGTAAAAGAAAAGGCCGCTGGTTTGCGCCAACGGCCTGTAAAAGAAAAGGGCGGCCCTTTCGAGTCGCCCATGGTGATTGTAGTTAGTTCTGCTTGGTGGTTTTCTGCTTCCCCAGAAGCCAGAAGCCGATACCGCCAACGATACAGATAAAGAGAAAAATACCGATCCAGGCATTCATGGCTGCCCTCCTATTTTCGAGCTGATGACCAGTCCTAACAGGTAGGAAAACAAGGCAATCGGCACTCCGTACCAGACACCTTCAAACACGCTGACCGCCAGACTCGCAACTGCCAGATTCATAAGCAGGTCAACCGTTTTTTCCAGCATAAGTTTGATATTCATCCGTCCATCCTCACAACTCCAAGATAACCACGATTTCCGGTTAAGTCACTTGAAACTTCACCGATGGGAACTACCGAGAATACCTCGGCAGTTCCTGCGATAAAGTTTTTCCACTCGGTTTTGTTGATATGGGACTCCCGAAACCCGCCGAACCCCAGACGCTTATCACGCCCTTTGCTGAACCGTTGCGCCCCGCGCCTGTTGAGGTCGTGACAAATTGTCACGGTCTGAGTGGTCATTTCTGTTTTGGAAACATCCTGGGCTTTCTCCCTGCCGTCGCCTGCTTTCCCGCTCCCAAAGGCTTGCGGCTTGCCGAGCTCGGTACGCTTCGCCTTCAGCTTTGGTTCTGGCTACTCGCCGCCACTCTGGCGGGCTGTTCGCCTTCTCCGTCGCTGTTGAAAATACGTTAATAAAAAGAAACAATATAGTCAAGTGACAGTTGCTTTAAATTTACATCTTGTATAAAAAAAATATGTTCTGTGTTTATTTTTATGAACTTAATTCAAAAAATCCCGCCGGAGCGGGACAAAAAGCCCGCGCGAGGCGGGCGAAGGAGAAGACTATGAAGAAGATTGAGTGCGTATCCCCTAGGGTGAAGGAAGTTCAGGAACTGGCGACACTCTTAGAGAAGAATGGAATTCTGCCGCAAGCAGCCCTGCGTTCTTCCGTGGAATGCGTGTATGGATTGGCAGATAGATTCTATCGTCACAACTATTCGCACATAAACAGGGAAGAACAGAATGATGAGGAATGGAAAGGTGTGAAAAATTATTAATAGGTATTTTGTTTTATGTAGTTCAATAATAGCCTCTTTTTCCGCAGGGGGTATTATACGTTTTTCGTCCATATAAACCTCACACGAAAAAGCCCGGCTCATCACCGGGCTTCATTTTTTTACAGGGGCCTGCCGAACCAGCGGACGCGGCCATGCACGACAAAGGTTTCCAGATCCGGCCCATCTACGGGGATATCGGGATACCTGGGATTTTCACTGCGCAGGATCAGGCCGTTGAGAGACTTATGGATACGTTTCACGCGCAGTTCGTCGCCCAAGGTTACGACATAGATTTTGCCGTCGCGAACTTCAACATCCGACTTGTCCACGAGCAGGGTATCACCCTCGGAAAAGAGTGGCTCCATGCTGTCGCCCACCACGTCCATGAGTACGGACTGGGCGGCGCAGATATGCTCCCGCCCCATGAAATCCCTTCGGAAGGCGTACATGCCCTCCGTGTCCCCATTGGTTTCCAGTGACGCCCCGGCACCGGCCCTGGCCACCACTTTGGGGATGAGGTCGTAGTCGATGAGAGAGTCGTTAGGCATAAGCAATTTTGCTCCCATCATCTCAATAATGGGAGCAACATCTGCCGACCCCGGAGCAGACAGCCCGTTTACCCATTTGCTGATTTTTGCCTTATTGGTGCCTATTTGGCGGGCGAGTTCGGAGATTGACCCATATCGGGCAATTGCAGCATTGATGACAGCCAGTAACTGTTTATTAAAATTTGTTTCCATAGTTCCTCCATTTTTACAGGTTTAGTTTCTTTTTTGCAACGGATTAAAAAAAGGAAACAATTCTTGACTGTAGTGTTAATTTAAATTAACGTATCATGCATGAAGACGCTGAAAGAACAAATTTCTTTTTTTCTGGCAGGGGCAGGAGTATCGGCCTACAGGTTGTCCCAAAGCTCGGGAGTTCCCCGAGCGACGATCAGCAAACTGCTGTCGGGCAAGCAGGCTGACGTGCGCCTCAGTACGGCAACAGCTCTCTATGAGGCCATGAACACCATAGACAAAGAAGAAGCAAAGAAGGCGCTGGGTAAGAGAGATGGACAGGGGCTATGTCAAAATTTGGAGAAAGACGCTTGATAGCGGGCTGCTCCAGCACCCTACAGCCTTGCAGGTTTTTATGTACCTGCTGCTGAAAACGGCAGCCAAACCCTACAAGCGCATTGTAGCTGGACAGTCTGTCGTTGTGCCAGTGGGGGCTGTTTTGACGAGCCGTGCAACCCTGTCTTCTGACTTGGGGATGTCGGAGAAACAAGCACGTACTGCTTTAACACTGCTGGAAAAGCTGGAAATTGTGACCATCAAAAGGGCCAGCAAATACAGTATGGTTTTCTTTGTAAATTGGCATATATACCAGCAATGTTGTCCGGCAGAAGGGCCAGCAGACTGCCCAACAGAAGGGCCAAGTAAGGGCCAGGTAGGGGCCAGACTTAAAGAATTAAAGAATATTAATATACCCCCTACTCTCTCTTCACTACGTTCAGAGAGAGTGTCCCCCACGGGGGACCCCGCTCTCTCCCCTGAGAAGCCGAAGCGAGCATCGTCTGTTTCCGTTTCTCGACAGCCTCCCACCCCCGATGAGGTACAGGCGTACTGCGATGAGAGAGGCAACGGGATCTCCGGCACTCACTTCTGCGACTACTACGCCGCGCAGGGCTGGAGGCTGTCCAACGGGCAGCCGCTCAAGGACTGGAAGGCTGCGGTGCGCAACTGGGAGCTGAGGGCCAGAGAAAGGCCGAAGGCTGCACAGGCATTCTTTTCCGGGCAGAGGGGTATGACGGATGCCGAACGGCGGCAGGCGCACAATGACGAAGTATGCAGGCAGGTTTCGGCGGAACTGGACGCCATGGGAGGGCCGTGGTGATGGCCGAAAACGACAGAGACGAAAAACTGGCGATACTGAACGGGATAGCCGGGAACTACTCCGCAACGCTGGCTCCGGAGACGGCGAAGATGTGGCTCTTCCTGCTCAGGGACTACAGCGCCCGGCAGACGCAGCTGGCGGCACTGGCCCTGATCCGCAAGCACGGCACGGACGTCCCTTTCAGGAGCATGCCGCCCTTTGCGCTGCTTCAAGCCGAGCTGGACGCCCTGACCGGTACGGTGCGCGGAGAAGAGAACGTGAAGCTTCAGGCGCGTGCCGAGTGGGGAAAGCTGCTGGCCGATATTGAAACCTTCGGAACGTATCGTGAACCTGAGATGAACCGTACTACGGTCTACTGTGTGCGATCTTTCGGCGGATGGGCGCAGGTGTGCCGCTGGAAGATGGAAGAACTGCCCTTCCGGGAAAGGGATTTTCTTCGGCTCTGGGGGGAGAGCCACGGTAAGGAAGAGTTTCTCGCGCTGGGCTGTGAGGCCGTGGCCTCCATAGAGGCGCCTCAGGGAACGAACGCTTTGAGCATGGAAGAATTTCAGAAAAAGAAAGCGGTTCTTTTGGAGCAGATCAAGCGGCCGGTATTGTCTGTGCGGAAGGTGGAATTGCCGAAAGCCATTGCACCGCAAAAGCCCGCGCTTGAGCCTTCTACGCTTTCTCCGGAGCTCAGGGCGGCACGTGAGGCGTTACTTGCGGCAAAAGCAGCGAGGGCCGTGTAATGGGAAAGTATGACGTATGCCCCCACTACTGGCGCGGCTGCTTCTCCTGCCCGGAGTTTATGAGGACGGAAGTTTTCTTCTGCCGCCGGGCGAACTTGGCGCGTTACGGCGCGGAGGTGGTGCCCGTGGAAGTGGAGCGGGAAGTGAAAGCGGAGATGAAAAGAGTCGGCAGGTGCTGGTGGAACAGAAAATGAGTGATCTGAAACGCGTTCGATGCAGGTATGTGTACTGCCGGAGAGAGTTCCAGCAGTTGCACGGCAATGAACATTATTGCTGCCCTGAATGCAGGATGGCGCATAGAAAATACCTGGAACGGAAAAAACGGTCAGGGAAACAGAAGGCGATAACATGACGTTTGAACTTCCGATCATTCCCACGGCGCAGCAGCGGGCGCGGCATACCAGAACCGGCCGGGCATACAAAAGTTCGGCGCAGGAAGCGGCCGAACGGACGCTGGAGGCTGTGCTTCTGCCATACAAACCGGAAAGGCCTCTGTGCGGCTCCGTGAGGCTTGTTTTTACGGCTTGTATGCCGATACCTGCGTCTACCTCGAAAAAGCGGAGAGCGGCCATGCAGGAGGGCAAAATCGGGCATACCGTCAAGCCGGACGTGGACAACCTGAGCAAGCAGCTCCTTGACGCCATGACCCGCCTCCGTTTCTGGGAGGACGACCGGCAGGTCGTGGAGCTTGTCGCCCGCAAGCGCTACGACGAGTCCCCCCGATGGGTTGTCGAGGTCTCGGAGAGTGCCTGATGCTCCTGAAAAAGGTCTGCCGTGACTGTCAGCATGATTTTCTGACGGTATATTCCCGCCGTCTTTACTGCTGCACACGCTGCCGCAGGCATTATCAGGACGAGCGCCGCAAGCTGGAGAGGGCGGAAGCCAGGGAAGCGAGGGAGGCCGGGCGGCACCCCATGACTGATCCGTGGGCGCGGTGCGATCTGGACGAATGGACGGCGGAAGAGATCTATGCGAACGCGTTGCTGGACCCGGCGCCGGTGTGTGACGAAGCGGAAGCGCTGGCCGGGCCGCTGGTCACGGCGGGGCCGAAGAGAAGAAAAAGCTGGAAAGATCGCTGGCTGTGGTTGTGTTGATTGTGCCGCAGTACGATTTCATGCCACGCTCCCTTCAAAAAGGGGCGTTTTTTATGCGTATCGAATACCATCCGCGATTTCTTAATCAGCTCAAAAGGCACGAAGGGCTCCGGCTGGAAGCCTATATCTGCCCGGCCGGAGCCCTGACCATCGGCTACGGCCACAACCTGGATGTCTTCCCCCTGTGGGACCTCGGCGAGGGCGACAGGATCAGCGAGGCGCAGGCCGGGCAGATTCTGGAACTGGACGCGCGCCGCTTCGCCGCGGACCTCGACCGGGAGCTGCCCCGGTGGCGCAAGCTTACCGAACCGCGCCAGGCCGTGCTTCTGAACATGGCCTTCAATATGGGCGTAGCCGGGCTTCTAAGATTTCGGCGCATGCTTTCCGCGCTGGAAGCCGGGGATTTTGCTCGCGCCGCGTCCGAAATGCTGGACTCGAAGTGGAAGAGCGACGTGAAGGGCCGGGCCTATGAACTGGCCGCGCAGATGCAGAGCGGAGAGTGGCAGGAGGGCTGATATGGGGTTGATAGACGGTATTACGTCCATAGCGGGCAAGGTCATCGACAGGGTGTCGCCGGACAGAGGCGAGAGCAGGAAGCAGCAGACCGAGATCAACCGCGCGGAGCTGGAGGGCGCGCCTGCGTCACGTCTGCGCCTCTGGCGGTCTTTCCTGGGCTGGTCGCTGTCACTTTGCCTTATCTGGGAAGTCATGGTGAGACCTGTCATCGTGACGTACTGGCCGGAGGCAACACTGCCCCCGTCCATGCTGGGAGAGATCAAGGGCCTGATTTTCGGTATGCTGGGGCTGGGGTTCTGACATGCAGGATTTTACACAACATGACCTGGATATGGATGTCCGCCTTACCCGTATCGAATCCAAAATGGACGCCCTGAACCAGCGCTTTGACGAGGCATTGGCCACACAGCTCAAGGATCACGGCAAGCGGCTGGCGAGCCTGGAAAGGCGGCAGGTATGGTTCGGCGGCTGGGTTGCGGGAGCCGGGGCCATGGGAGCCGCTCTTGTGTGGCTGGTGCAGAGGGTGATGTGAGATGGCAGCGCGTTACGACTGGGAGACAATCAGAGCGGAATACGAAGCCGGAGCGAGTCAGAATCAGCTTGCTCAGCGGTATGAGGTCAGCCGGGGAGCCATCCAGAAGCATATCAAAGCGGAAGGATGGACGCAGGATGTGACCGAGGTAATCAACAGGCTGGCCGAAGCAAAAGTGGCAGGTGTGGTAGCAGGTAGCAACCTCCAAAAAAAAGCCGAAGCGCTGAGTCGCGCGGCAGGCGATAAAGCCGCCGTCATCCAGCGCCACCGCGACGCATGGCCGCAGATAAAGGCGCTGAACGCTCAGGCCATTGAGGCACAGGACTTTGAGGCCGCCAAGCTGGCTAAGATCACTGCCGAGACGGAGCGCATCATACAGGACGGCGAGCGGAAGGCGTGGGGCATCGTGGACAAGTCGGAGACGGAGGTATCCGGAGGGCTGGAGCTGACATGGCAGGGCTGAAAAAAGTAGTCATACCGTATAAGCCACGTTATCCGGATGTCCATAACACGCTTGAAACTCATCGTTTCTGCGTGCTTGTGGCCCACCGGCGTTTCGGCAAGACGGTCCTTGTCATCAACCATCTGCTCAAGCAGGCGCTTCTGTGCCGCAGGGAGCGAGGCTTTTTCGCCTATGTCGCGCCGTACCGCAACCAGGCCAAGCAGATTGCGTGGGCGTACCTCAAGCACTACTCCGCACCTTTGCCCGGGCGTGTGGTCAACGAGGGGGAGTTGTCCATAAGCCTGCCGGGCGGCTCCACGATCCGGCTTTTCGGCGCGGACAACCCGGACGCCCTGCGCGGTCTTTACTTTGACGGGGTGATTCTGGACGAGGTCGCGCAGATGAAGCCGGAAGTGTGGGAGGAGGTCATCCGGCCCGCGCTGTCGGACCGGCAGGGCAGGGCCGTGTTCATCGGCACGCCGAAGGGGATGAATCTGTTTTCCGAGCAGTATTACAAGGCGCTGAAACTCCAGAACGAGGGCGACCCGGACTGGGCGGCGATGTGCTTCCCCGTCACGGAAACGAACGCGCTTCCGGCGGAAGAAGTGGAGCGGATCAGGAACGAGCAGGCGGAAAACGTTTTTCGTCAGGAGTATCTCTGCGACTTCAACGCGAGTTCCGAGGATATACTTATTCCTATGGATCTGGTGACAGAGGCACAGCACAGACACTTGGAGCCGGGAAGTTACGAGCATATGCCGCTCATCATGGGCGTGGACGTCGCACGGTTCGGCGATGATGCCAGTGTGATGACCTTCCGGCGCGGGGTGTACTGCGAAGAGCAGCTTGCCATGCGTAACCTCTCTACCATGGAGCTGGCCGGGCGCGTTGCCGACATGTACCGCAAGCGCAGGCCTCAGGCGGTTTTTGTGGACGGCATAGGCGTCGGCGCCGGTGTGGTGGACAGGCTTAAGGAGCTTGGCATTCCCGTGATCGATGCTCAGGCCGGGGCCAGGGCGTTGCATCCCGAAAAGTACGTCAACCGCAGGGCGGAGATGTGGGTAGCCATGAGGGACTGGCTGACTGCCGGCGTCATCCCTCCCGATCCTGTACTTATGGCTGACATGACCACGCTGACCTATTCCTACAACTCTTCCGGGGCGCTGGTGCTCGAAAAGAAGGAGGACGCGAAGGAACGCCTGCAGAGATCTCCCGACCGTGCGGATTCCCTCGCGCTGACCTTCTATGCCCCGGTGTTTTCCGATGCCGGCAACGCGCCGGTTATGGCCGATACGACGTATGATCCTCTGGAGTGGTGACGCATGGAACTGACCTGTACGATCCTGCCTGATGAAGAGCTGCCTGCCCTGTACGCGCGGATGAAGGCGGAGCGCCTGCTGTGGGCGCTCTGGCCTCAGTACCCCGAAGACTGGTGGAGTGAAGAGAAGTTCGTGGCTTTGACGGGCTATGCCTCCAGCCTGGTGCTGGGCGTGGCTGTGGACGGCGAGCCGGGCGGCTTCCTGCACCTGTGGCCGTATGGCGGGAGCGCATACACCAGAGTGGGGGAAGTGGGGGTATGCGCCTTCCGGGCATACTTCCGCATGGCTCCTGAGATGTGCCTGGCCGCCATGCGCTGGGTTTTTAAGCATCAGGACTGCTCCTGTCTTATCGGGCATATTCCGGCTCCGAACCGTCACGCCCTGCGGATGCTGCAAAGCGTGGGGTTCAGGAAGGTATGCCGCGTTCCGGGTATGGGGTATTACGCAAAAAAAAGATCATTTGTGGATGGAGTTCTGGTGATGGCGACTCCTGACGCTGTAAGTGAGGTGTGATATGGGCGGTATATTCGGAGGCGGAAGCGTGAGTACGCCGGAAGTGGTACAGAAGCCGGAAACACAGGCGACCAAGAGTCTGAGCGCCGGGGCTTCGGCGGCGGCACAGGCGCAGAAGGACAGGCAGAGAAGAAACCGAGGGCTGTCCGCGTCCATTATGACCAATCGCGCCGGGTCGGGCGGGCTGACGAGTTCGACCACGGGCAATACCACGCTGGGGTAGGGCATGGCGGCAGATGTCAAAAGGCTTGCCCGGCGATACGAACGGCTCCGGGCGGAGCGGAGCGGCTGGGATTCGGCGTGGGCTGCTCTCGCCGAGCTGTTCCTGCCCTGCCGGTGGCGTTCCGACACGGACACGACCGCACATAAGTCACCGAAGATCAACGGGCGGCTGGTGAACTCGGCAGGCGTGCTTGCCATGCGTACGCTTGCCGCGGGGATGCAGGGAGGGATGACCAGCCCTGTGCGTCCGTGGTTCCGGCTGGTTCTCAGGGACGGCGACAGGGACGGCGCTTCAGGAGTCAACGCCTGGCTGGATGAAGTCACGCAGGCCATGCAGGCCGTACTGCATCAATCCAATTTTTATAACGCCGTCCACGGGCTGTATGCCGATCTCGGCACCTTCGGCACCGGTTTGCTCATAGAGACCGCCGATGCCGAAGGCCTGCATTTCCATCTGGTGCGGGCCGGGGAATATGTGCTGGATATCAATGGGCGCGGAGAGGTGGATACGTTTTACCGGCGTATCAACATGACCGCGCGTCAGATAGTGGACCGATGGGGGAAAGGGGAGAATATCCCGCAGGCCATAAAAAGCGCTGTGGCGCCCAACGGGGACAGTTCGCTGCGTTTCGATGTGGTCCATGCCGTATATCCCCGCAAGGACATGAAGGCGGACGTTGCGCTGGGGCCGGAAAGCAAGCCGTTCGCGAGCGTGTACTTTTTCGCGGGGGCTCCCGGTGGGAGCAATGGGAAGCCCGCCGTACTCGATGAAGGCGGTTACGATATGTTCCCGGCCTTTGCTCCGCGCTGGGACGTGAACGGCTCCGACGTGTACGGGCGCAGCCCGGCCATGGACGTTACGCCCGACTGCCGGATGTTGCAGGCCATGACGAAGACGCTGCGGGAGATGCAGCACAAGATAGCAGACCCTCCTCTTGTGGCCGATTCCAGCCTCAAGGCGTTCGGGGTGAAGCTGGCTCCCTCCGCCCTTACCTATGTGGACACGACGCGGACAGGCATGTCCCCGGTTGCTCCTATCCATCAGCCCGAGCCGCAGGCGCTGAACTACACGATGCAGGGTATCAAGGACGTGGAGCAGATCATCTATGACGGGCTGTATACCGACCTGTTCCGTATGTTGATCGATGATGACCGGCGGCAGATCACGGCCACGGAGATACAGGCCAAGCAGCAGGAGAAGATGATCCTCATCGGCCCTGTAGTGGAGCGGCTGCACAAGGAACTGCTTGAGCCGCTCATCCAGCGGACGTTCGGACTCATGCAGGAATGGGGAGCTCTTCCTCCGCCTCCTGAAGGGATGGATGCCGCGGAGCTTGATGTGACCTTCGAGTCCGTGCTTGCTCAGGCACAGAAGATGACGGCAACGAGCGCCATAGATCAGGGCCTGGCCTTTATGGCGAATGCCGCGCAGGTCAACCCCGACATTCTTGATACGCTGGACATGGACGCCATGGGCAAGGCCTATCTCGACCGGATAGGCATGCCGGAAAGCTGTGTGCGTGATGACAGGGATATCTCGGCAATCCGGCAGCGGAAGGCGGCTGTGCAGGCACAGGTCGAACAGCAGCAGGCCGCGCTTGTGCAGGCGCAACAGGCCGTTGATATGACGGCGGCGGCGAAGAATCTGGGGCAGGCCCCCACGGGGGCGGACGGACAGACGTTGCTGGGAAGCATCCTCGGCGGACTGGGAGCGGTATAAATGGATATATCGGGATGGGATGAGATCGAAGAACGCGGCAGGGCCGAGAAGGAAAAACGGCTTGAGCTCGAGTTGAGGCTGCGTGCTGCGGTTCGTCTCCTGGGGAAGAATTACGAGGGGCAGGAGTTCCTGCGCTGGATGCTGGCCGAATGCGGAGTTTTCCAGCAGGAATTCCCGCGTGACGAAAAGGCAGCGGCCTGGAACGCCGGGCGGAGGGCCTTCGGCCTGCAGGTATTTTCCCTGTGTGCCGCGGAAGATATGGCAGGCATACTGCTGACAAAGGAGGTCATCCATGAATGACGAACAGAACATCAATACCGGCATGCAGGAAACAGTCGGAATAGCCGAAGAGCCTTCAACGGAAGGACAGGCTGCTCCTGACGGGCCGGAAAAGAAAGATGACGGAACACCGGAGCAACAGGAAGGTATTGCGGAAGAGCCTGCCGGGGAAAATGAGGCAGAAGTCGGGAATACGGAAGAAAACGCGGAGCCCGACTATGAATTGTCCGTGTCTGAAGACTTTCCTATGCCGGAAGAGAATCTCAGGTCTTTTACGGATGCCTGCAGGAAGGCAGGGTTGACCAGGGAGCAGGCGGAAGCCGTGCTTGACTGGCATAAGGGGCAGTTCAGGGAAGATGCCGTCTGGCGTGAGCAGCAGGAAAAACAGGCCCGCGCGGCATGGGACAAGGAGATCCTTGAAGATAAGGACTTCGGCTGCGACCGCACGAATTACAAAGCCACCGTGGCCGCAGCCCGCAAAGCCCTCGGGGTGGTCGACCCCGGCGGAGAACTGCGTTCGCTGCTGCGTGATACGCAGGGGCAGTATCACCCTGCCGTGGTGCGTGCTCTTGCACGGGTGGGCCGGATGATGGGCGAACATGGATTTGTGGGCCAGAATGGGGAGGGCGGCTCCCGGACGGACAAACCGCTCTGGGAACGTATGTACGGGGCCGGTGAACAGCCCGGTAATGTGTAACGGAGACGAGGTGCCTTATGGCGTATGAAAAGGGCGGGGTAGGAACCCTCGCCGAAATCGAGGAGTTTTACAAGGGGCAGCAGCTCGATACCACCATGATCGAGTTGATGAATAAAACCAATGATATACTGGACGATATCCCGTTCCGTGAGGCCAACAAGACGGACGGCCATGAAACGCGCATCCGTACCGGGCTCCCCACGGTCTATTTCCGCCGCCTGTACCGCGGCACGCCCGTGAGCAAGAGCCAGTTCAACCGCGTGACGGAAGGGATCGGGATGATGGAATCCCGCATGGAACTGGATGTGAAGGAAAAGGAACTGTACGCCGAAGCCTTCAACGCCTACCGGCTTTCCGAGGGGCAGGCGCACACCGAAGCCCTGCGGCAGAAGGCGGCAGGCCTGCTGTTCTACGGCGACCATTCCAAAGTGGCGGATGAGTTCGACGGGCTTGCCACGCGCTACGCGGCGCTGGATACCCCCAACGTCATAGACGCGGGCGGCACGGGCGACCACCTCACCTCCATGTATCTTGTGGCATGGGGACCCAATACGGTCCATGGGCTTTTCCCGAAACACAGTGTCGGCGGCCTGAAGCATGAGGACCTCGGCAAATACACCACTGTGGACGGCGACGGGTACAAGTTCGAGGTGTTCGCGGACCTGTTCTCCTGGAATATCGGCCTTGCCGTCCGCGACTGGCGTTCCGTGGTGCGCATCGCCAATATCGACACGACCAAGCTTTCTCTCAAGTCCACGGCAAACGGGTACATCGATCTGAAAAAGCTGACCATTGAAGCCAAGAACAAGATGCCCGAATCCATGCGCGGCAAGGCCATCTGGTATTGCGCGTCCGAGGTGCTTACCGGGCTCGAGATCCAGTCTTCGGATGTGAACAACGTGCACCTGACCTACGGCGAATACTTCGGCAGCAAGGGCGTGCCCATGCTGCACTTCCGCCCTGTGCGCCAGTGCGACGCGATACTCACCACGGAAACCAAGGTAGCGTAGGAGGACTGCTGCATGATCATTGATGACAATCTCGTTTCGATAGAAAACAGGGAGCTCACGGAAGCCATTACCGGCGATCCCATCGCCCTGACTTCCTTCCAGAAGCCCGGACGCATGGGGCCGATCCCCATGCTGGTGCAGCTGACGGAAGATGCCGCCGGGGGGACTTCCCTGACACTCAAGTTGCAGCAGAGCGATGATGAAAACGGCACTTACGCCGATGTGCCCGGCTCGTCCATGACTGTTCCCCTCGCCGATATGACGATGGGGAAAAACATCGGCTGGCGCTATCTCCCCGCCGGTGTGACCAAGCCCTGGTTCAAGGTTGTGGTGACCCCTGACGGATCTTTCACGGCGGGCAGAATCTTTGCCGCCGTGGTCCGTGAGGAGCTTTATCTCTATGAGGAAGGCATGTACATCGACAGCGGCGTGACCAGGGGCTGATCCCCGGGACGGCACCCCATCAAGGGAGGCTTCGGCCTCCTTTTTTCATGCCCTGTGCCGCGCAACAGGGGCGTTCCATACTCCTGAAAAAAAGGAGAAAGGCATGGCCTCGACGGCTGGAAAACTCGATATATTCAACATGGCTCTGGGGTTTATCGGAACCCGCACCATAGGGTCCCCCAATGAGAGGACGCCGGAAGCCATACAGTGCGAACTTTACTGGGACAGGGCCAGAAGGGCGGCGCTGCGTGACTATCCCTACAACTTCGCCCGGCGCCGTTTTCTTCTGGCGGAAAAGGCCATGCCGGATATATACGCCGGAGAATGGCGCTGTTGTTACGGTGTGCCGGATACATGCCTCAAGGTTTCCCGGCTTCTGGATGAGCGCGGACGGCCCCGCCCCTTTCAGCTCGTCCACGAGGGCGGGCAGTCGGTGATACTTGCCGATGCGGACAAGGCGCGGGCGGACTGCACCTGCGACGTGGATGACATCAGCCTGTGGGATGAACTTTTTGTCGCGGCCATGGCCCGAAAGCTGGCAGCGCTCATTGCCGTGCCTCTGCTCAAAAACAATCCGAACAAGGTACAGGAACTGGAACAGCTTTATCAAATGGCCATACCGCGCGCGAACGGGCAGGATGCCAGCGAAGAACACAGGGGAAAACCTGCGGATACATGGCTGCTGGCAAGGGGGATGTGGTGAGTATTTCTACGGATAAAAGCAGCGCTCTGTATACCGGTAACGGGGCAGGCAGGAGCTTCCCTTTTGATTTCAAGGTATGGGAGCCGGATCAGATCATAGTCACGCAGGCTGATGCGGACGGTGAGGAGAAGGATATCACCGCGCAGGCCACGGTTGCACTGACGGAAACAGGCGGCACGGTGACGCTCCCTGCGGCATTGCCGGCGGGGTACAAGCTTGCGATCTCCCGTTCCATGCCTTTTGTGCAGGAAGACCGGTATATCACGGGTACCCGGTTCGACCCGCATGAAATCGAAGACGCCCTGGATATCGCCTGCGCCGAACGGCAGGAACTGCGGGAGAAGCAGGAGCGGACGCTTGTGGTGCCCATCACCAGCGAGAAGACGCCGGGACAGGTCATGGATGAAATCCTGGACACGGCGGCGCGGGCCAACGAGTACGCGGAAAAGACGGAACAACTGTACAGGGAAGTGGTGGAGCTCCGGGACAACGCCGAGACCGTCATCATCGAGACCGGTGATGAACAGGTGGAGCGCGTCATCCGCGAAGGCGACAATCAGATAGCAAGGGTGCAGGCCGAGGGTGACACGCAGACAGCCCGCGCGTCGGCAGAAGCGGACAGGGCGGAAAACGCGGCTGATATTGCGGCGCTTACACACTACGTTTCCGGGGCCGAGGATACGCTGATGCTGGAAAGCGATGTTCCCGCGGGAAGCATTGTGGATCTGCCTGCCGGGTTGAAATACCTTGTGGGGCGTCATCATCTGCGCGTGGGATACGACGGCGTGATCATGTCCCCATCGTTCTTTGAAGAGGTTGGGGAAAACGGGTCGGCATCTACGCAGGTACGTATTCTTTTCCCTCTGTATCAGGGGCAGGAACTTGACTTCTGGATTATACCCCTTGGTGAAGCAGGAGAGATTCTGGAGGAAGTTCGCAGGGAAGGGGCGGCGCAGATTGAACTGGCGACAAAGCAGGCGGAAAACGCTTCTGCCAGTGCGTCTGCTGCTGCGGACAGTGAAGCGGAGGCCGCAAGGCAGGCCGAGTCTTCGGCGGCCAGTGCGGGACAGGCTGCCGATACTGTCCGTGAAGGACTTGCAGCTCTGGAGCTGAAGGGGACGGAGCAGAAAGCCATCGTCGAATCCGCAGGAGCGAAACAGGTAACAGCCGTGGAAGAGGCCGGAGCTCTGCAGATTGAAGCGGCTACGGCACAGGCGCAGGCGGCAGCAGACAGCGCCCATGCAGCGGCAGCCAGCTCCGACAGGGCTTTGGAACAGGCCGAAGCTGCAACGCAGAAGGCCGGGGAAGCTGCGGCTTCAGCCTCCGCTTCGGCCTCGTCCGCCCTGATGTCTTCCGAGAAGGCCTCCGATGCCGCCGGCAGCGCCGCTGCATCGGAGAGCAGCGCCACAACGGCACAGACAGCCGCAACCACGGCCACGGATAAAGCCGGTGAAGCGGCGTCATCCGCTACGGCGGCGGAAAGCAGTGCAGCCGATGCACAGACGGCGGCGGCGACCGCAACGCAGAAAGCCTCTGACGCGGCATCTTCGGCCAATGCGGCAGCGGTCAGCGCACAGGTCGCACAGGACGCCATGACCAAGGTGTATCGTTTCAGGGGGAGTGTGGAGACGTATGACGATCTGCCCACGGAGAACCTGAGCGAAGGCGACGTGTACGATGTGAAGCAGACGGATATCAACTACGCCTGGACAGGCACAAAGTGGGACGCCCTCGGCGGCAGAACTTCCATAGTGACCGACTCTCAGCCCACGGAAGGATCTCCCAACCCGGTATCTTCTGGCGGTGTGTATACGGCGATAGCCGCGTCGACGGTACAGCCTGCCACGACTGCGCCGAAGGCCCCCGGGAACGCTTCGACAGGCAGTGAAAACAGGTATGCCCGCAGTGACCATGTACACCCTTTGCAGACCTCGGTATCCGGGAATGCCGCCACAGCTACAAAGGCGACTCAGGACGCGAAAGGTAATGTCATAGATTCCACCTACGCCACGAAAGCCGAGCTGGGGGAAGTACGGGAAGAAGCTGTAGTCATCGACTCCTGTCTTGTCACGAGCCTTGACGATGTGCCTGCCGCACTGCGTGAAGGTGGTATCATCATCCTGAAAACCACAGTCTGACGGGAGGACTTTATGGCTGAAGAATACGGCATACATGTGAAAACAGCGGATGGCCCGGTTGAAGTGCTCAAGCCGGGCATAGACAGGCGCGTCACGGCGCTGGAAGCGGCGAACAAAGAGCAGGATACCGCGATCAGCCACGCCCAGACCACGGCCGATGAAGCACAGGCTGCGGCGGAAGCTGCGCAGACCACAGCCGATCAGGGCATAGCAGCCAGCGGAGTCGCAGCCGGTAGTTACGGCCCCACCGGTAACGCTTCGCCTGCGCACAAAGGGACGTTCGCAGTACCGTACAT